GTTCGAGGAGCAGTTAAACGATATACGATGACTACAATTTCGAAGCTACACAGTAAGCCGTCACAGCGAGTCTTTCGACCAGCTGCAATGCTAGATGAGTGTGTTGACGCCCTTCACTCGCGTGGTGCGAGTGCGAACTTCATCCCCTTGAAGTCTGGTGGATCCGTCCGTGACTATATGATTAGTCACGGGGAAGATCTCCAGACAGAGGGTGAGAACAGAGGACTTTACCTTCCAGGTCCCAGTGCGAAAGCTGCGCTTTTCATAATGCACAGTCTTTCCGAGACTATGGAAGATCTTCTCCCAGGTAAGCTTTGCTTTTCTGATTACTGGAAGGTCGCTAAAGACATGGCCTTGTGGGGCCCAATACAGTTTATCAAGTACGTTAAGTACTGGACTGTCTGGCCCATGGCCCACTATCTGAAGCAGGAGATGCCCCGGATTCCCGAGGGCTACCCTACTGGTTTCCCCATGCTTTTTCATGGCGGAGCCAGACGATACCTACGTGATCTCGTTAACCAATACCGACCGAACGGACGTCCAAAGAAGACGACCGAACGTTTGGTGTGGAATTGGCTACAAGCAGTTAAAAGAGCCGCCGCTGAGGTGGGTCCCGAGATGATTTTATCATCGATGACGGACCACCGTCAGAAAATGATCTCAACTCCTCTACCAGATATCTGGTCGACGGAGAGTGAGAGAGACGGGCTCTATAAAAAAGTTTTTAAAAACATCCGTGTTGACATGGATCTACGCGACCCATCACAAAATGCTGCCTTCCCAAAACAACTCCGAGGGGTGAAATTGGGGGGGAGGGCTAAAGGTGGTGGAAAACAGATCATTCGAGAAACACTCCTCACTCGCGGGTGGGGCTCGGACGATCTGCTAAAGATGGTTGAAACCAAACCAGGTAAGATCGAACCAATCAGTGGGGTGGCTACGCCTACCCTCACCGAGGTCCGTTCTCTCCTGAAGTCGGAGCCGATCGATGTGCAGGTGTTACCAATCACAGAGCCGTTAAAGGTTCGACTGATTACAAAAGGTAACGCACTACGATACTGGTACGCTGGTTTTATGCAGAGAGCTATGTTCCAACAGCTCCGCAAATTCCCACAATTCGCTCTAATTGGTGAGCCTGTGGGGATCTTCCATCTGGTTGGACTCCTCAATCGAGAACAAGCTCTCGGGCTTGACTTCCCGAACTGGAACTCTGGTGATTATTCCGGCGCAACGGATGGCCAGGACATCGGCTCGACACGTCATGCGTTCGAAACCTGCCTTTGGGAGGCGGGTCTCAAGAACAAATGGACAAACGGCGAAGCCGATGAACTTAGAAAGGTCATCTACGAGCAGGATATCAACTATCCCAGGGATTCTGGTTTGGAT